AATCTTTGACCGCATTTACTGCGTCACTGATTGAGGGTCCTCCTCCTGTTGGTGTTGCGTCTTGTAAAAACATTTAGTTTTTTTAGATAAATACCTTATCTTTTATTTCTTGCTTGTTCGGCTTGTTCATTCTTTTTTTCAAACTCAGTTACAAGCTTATTAATAAAGTATTTTCTTTCAAATATTGGCATCTTCATCATATCACTATATGAGAAGTGAACATACTTGGACAAGTAATAAAACTCATCCATCATAACTTGCCGGTAATTAGAAGAAAGGACGAAAAAATTCGGCCCCGAAAGTGATTCTAGCGCTCACTTTTTCTCCTGACGGGGCTGTAAATACTCGTTCTAAATCCAATCTTGGTTCAGAATCTCTTAATGAATTTCTTATGAATTTTGAATCTGCGATTGGCATCTGTTGAATGTATTTAGCAATTTCACCCTTGTCACTTGTATTATCTATAGATACAATCTGCATTTCCAATCTTTTTGTTTGTACGGGTGCCACAACACCTTTTGGATATGCGTCCTCAAACTTTTTTAATTCTTTTTGGTCGTAACCATTTAACATTTTACATCTAACCGTTTGTCCACCAACCGGTAATACAAATGTAAACAAACCATCACCATCAGGTTCATGTAAAGGTTTTTTAATATTTAACTCATCAAGTTGTGTTGATACTTCAAACTCTTGGAGTGTTTTTGGGTCTCTAAGTATCAATTTATACTCAGAACCAAAAGCAGTATTTCTTAAGAAAATAAGAATGGCTTCAATATCACAATCCAAAAGTTCATCAGGATGAAAATCCGTTTCATAAATTTTGTTTCGTAATAATGTCGAAATAATGTCATTATTTTTATTATCAGCCAAAAGGATGTTTTCATCCATAGCAGTCAAGTAACCAACTTTCAAAGCTGATTTTTTATTTTTATAGAATTTTCCACGAGAGGGTAGTTCAACTACGTCGTGAGGTAAATTAAAACCTTCTTGTAAATATTGTGAGTAATCTGCCATAATAAAAAAACCATAGGGTTTCCCCTATGGTTAAATATAGTTAGACTGATTTTTTCGTAAATACTATTAATAAACTAAGATACATCTATCAGGACGAAGTGTAGCACTGATTGTTGCCAAGTTGTCGTCTGAATAACCTAAAGAGTCGAAATTTACATCTGTTAGGAACGTACCTTGTAAAATCCACTTTTCTACCGCAACACCTGTTGGGTCCAACATTTCCAAGAAAATGTTTTTCTTATAACCTGCGGCGTATCCCATACGACCTGTAACAGATTCTGCGTGTAAACGTACCCATTCCATAAGGGCTTGTGCCGCTGATGGTCCGATTGGGTCACGGAATGTAACATTTATTGTATTCCATGTAAATCTACCAGCTACGTAAGTAGAAGTATTTAAAAATGGAATTTCAACTGGGTTAATTGTAATTTGTGGTCTTGCTGTAGATTCAACAAACCAAGAATTGATGCCCAAAGAAGAATCGAACGTTAAGATAAATCTATTCTTACGTTTTGGTTCGTAAGGCATCGGCATTTTCATTAATAAATCAGCCATAGTATTTTTTTTTAGTTTTTCGTTTTTTTAGTTTATTTACTTATAAATACACGGATGTCGAAAAATTTTTCTATTTACTTTATTCCGGAAATTTTGGATTATGTATAACCAGTTCCAGTAATACTTAAATAAATTATATTTCTTTCTTTTCTCCTCCCTTAGTTAAATAAGTTCTTACTGGTTTATCTGAATATTCAGTATCTAGGAATTGCTTTATCTTTTCTATGTTTCTAGGGTCGTCATCAGAAAATCCTATTTCTGGTACAAATCTGTTTTTAACATCATTCTTTAAAAACGCTTGCTTACCCAATTTTGAAGCCATAGATTTTACATAAGAGATAAATTCTCTTAGGGCTTTTATTTTTCCTTCTTCAGGATTTGTTGCCGAACCTTCACCAAAAGTTACAGGGTGGAACTTACACATATCCAAATATTCCATAATTAAATCGTTTTCGTTAGAATTGGACTCGTCTGCAAAATCTCTAAATTTTTTTAAATTAGATATACATTCTGACTTTGAAATTCCATTGTGATTTGTAACTATGTAATTGTAAGTTGCTTCTTTTAGTGTTTCAGGGTTGTGTCCTCTTGCTGTGATAATCGCAAAGATGGAACCACCATTTAAACACTCCACAAAATCGTCCCAAGAAGGTCCTGGTTTAGCTAACATAGCGTCAACGATAAACTGTGAGTCCCCCTTCATTCCGAAGTTTCTAAACGGGTCGTTTGCAAATGCAACAATTTCCTCACCCTTATACATAAATGGTTCTTTACCGATGTCCATTCTATATTCAGCAAAGTCTTCCGTACCCATACCAACCTCTTTACCGTCAGCCGTAGATACTATAATTTCTGTCGGCATGAATACAATATTGTCATCCCAATCAAACGCATAATATTTGAGGTCGGGATTACCCGCTTCATCAAAACCTTCACGTAAAAGTTTTTCTTCTAAAAACTCTCTTAAAACTTTTTTAAACATTTTTGTCTTTTGCGATTTTTTCAATCAATCTTTCTAATTGAGCTTCAGAAACAATGATATTTTGTGATTTCTTTGAGAAAGTCTTTTTACCTGATGCAGGTACGTTAAGATTTTCATTTAACTTTGATTTTTTGAATTCCATGGTTTTTCTTTGTTTAGGCTAAAAGAGGGGTTGATAAACAACCCCCCTTGTTTTTATTTATTAAATGTCTTCAAAAGACGCTCCTGTAGGAGTAATCAAGAATTCGATGTCGATGAATTCAAGAGCTCTTGTTGGTTTCAAGTAAATCTTACCAACCAATTGGTTAGCGTCGATGTCTTCAGGACTGTTTGAAACAGTAACTCTGAAGTCAACCAAACCTCTGTCTCTTCTGATTGAATCCAAGATTGGGTTTACAGAATCTAAGAAGTCTTGTCTTACTTGTTCGTCATTTTGTTCGAACAACAATCTTACTGCCACAGCTGAAATCAACTTACGAGCTTGTAACAACAATCTTCTTACGTTGATTCTGTCAAGTGCGGATTGTCTGATTTGTAGAGTTTTGTTACCCCAAATTACAGTTCCTACATCTGAGAAAGTTGCGATTGGGTTAATTCTACCTTCATACAAAGTATCACGAGCTTCTTGTGTTAGTTTCACACGAGCCTTAACCGCATTTACCAAACCTCTTGTGTAACCCGCAGTTGCGAACCATGGGAATGCGATGTTATCAGTTAATGCCAAGTTTCTAACAACTTCTGAAGTTGGTGGAATATATACTTGAGTGTTATTTACACCGTCTCTAACCAAAATCCAAGGGTAATAAGTTGCAGTGTAGTTAGAATCAATATTACTTTCTTCTAAGTTGTCAACCGCCTCTTGTGGGTAGATGAAATCTGCTTGGAAATTAGATGTTGTTGGTGCGTACATGTCGTAGTCAGGTGTAGTACAGATGTAAAGTGAGTCCGCTCTGTCTGATTCAATCATATCAATAGCTTGTTCAACCAAGTTTGAGTTGTTAACATAATCAATACCTGGTGTTACAAATACGTTGATGTTAACTGCCTCAGGGTTTGCAAATGTTTGTTGACCGATTAAATATGCGTAGAAGTCAGTGTTACCGTAATCTTGTGTATTATCACCAACCGTAATCTGTTTGAATGCTCCCCAACCTGTTGCGTTTGGATATGAAGCCGATTGTAATGGTGATGCGCCTTTTAAATAACCTGGTTGACCTAACATAAATGTGTCGGTGTTACTTCTATATTCTCTATAAATGTCCCATCCGTCAAATCCACCCTGAGCAACTACAGAGAATTTTCTTGCAAAAGTTCTGTAATATGGGTTTGATTGGTTTGTTGGGTCAGATTGGAAAGATGCTGAACCACACTCAAACGCTGTTTGACCTGAAGTTACATAAATGTTAGCGATGGTAACCGCAGTTGCTCCTGAGTCCATGTGGAAACCTGGAGTAATGTAGTTCCAAGGTAAACTATCTGTAGCACAACACAAGTTAGTTGGATTCTGTTTTCCTTTGTATTGGAAGAAATCATAATCAATACCTACTGTGTTAGAAATACCTAAGTATGTTCTTCTTATGTTATCTCCTGAAGATAATGTTGTATTATCAGAACCTGTTGTTGTACCGAAAGGTGGGTTCCAAATCTGTTGACCTGGGTAGTTGTACTCTGTTTTGAAAATAACGAATGGAGGATTTGCTCCTTGGTATTCTCTAAAGTTAAATCCTTCAAAACCACAAGGTAAAGAATCAATTGGTGCGTCCTCATCCATTTCAACCATAATGAAACTAGACTTCAATTCGAACTCACCATTAGATGTGCCAATCTTTTTAGCTACGAAACTGTTAGAACCTGGGTCCATAGTACAGTTAGTGAATTTTTCAAGAACGATTGGGTTAGCATCTGTATCGTAGAAATCTCTTACAATAATATCAAAAGTCATGTTATTAAATGACATGTTAGCGATTGATATCTTAACAAGTTGGTTAGCTGAGTTACCATCAGAAATTAATACAAATCTAAATAATCTGTAAACTGTGTTACCACGAAGTTCAGATACTATAAATGGTGTAGCTGGTGTTTGGTACTGTTCCAAATACCAAGCAATTGATGAGTTAGTTCCGTTGTCTTCCCTTGCTGAAGGTAAAGAAATTAATGTTGGATTTAAACCTCTAACATAACCCTTTCTGTAACTCCAATTCATTAAGTTATAGAATGTTTCTTCTAAGAATAATGGAACTTCAGTTCTTGGTTTACCAAAGTTAGTCATTCCAAATACTTTAGAAATGTAATCAGGGTCAGATGTTGAGAATGATGTTTCAAAGTTGAAGTTTTCACCATCGTTTGTAACACCTGAAATTGCAAATGAAGCATATGGGTTTTCCAATACATCTGAGTATGAACCTGTTGTAGTATCCATAATAACTTGTGATGTACCTGATACTGTGTAAACTGGTCCTCCACTTGAATCGGTGTTTATACCTCTTGAACGGAGTGTTGCAATTACAACATTGTTATAATCTGTATATGCAGTAGCAACGAAATTTAATACTGTTCCCGAAACTGTACCTGAGAATGAACCAGGTGTTGCTGTAGCACCAAAGTCGCCACCAATAACCGAGTTGAATGATATACCATCGTAGTCATTACCTGATTGTGGGTCGAACGCTGCGTAGTACCAAGTGTCCATTGTACTTGCAGTGTAATCCGCATTTGCCGTTGTTGTTCCTGAAGTACCTAAGAAATTAGTAACACCTGTGTAACCTGCACCTGTATAAGAATTAAATGTTGATGCCGACATAATACCCCACTGACCCATAGTAGAAGCACTTAATGAGTTTGTAGTACATGCTGATACAATAAATGACGCCAATTGTCCTGACATGGTAGTTGAACTTCCATTGAATAGTGTTACTGTGTCACCGATGTAAGTACTAAGTGGTGATGGGAATGCTCCAAATGTTACAGTTCCACCTGTAGAACCTGTAAATGAAACAGACCAAGTTTGTTCAGTAGTTGCTGAAATAGTTGTAGGGTCCAAGTTAGCTTGCATTGTGATAGACCAAGACGGTCCTGCATCATAACCTGATAAACCTAAAACTCTTGTCACAAACAACTGATTAGATTGTGATAGATACGCTTTGGCGATGTATGCTGCCTCGTACTTTGGAATTTGAGTGTTTACGAATTTAGTTGGGTTTGTACCACCAAATAGTGCTGTAAATTCATCGTAGTTTGCTACGAAGATAGGTTCGAATGCGGGACCTGTTAAAGTCTCACCAACGATACCCAAAGTTGTTACACCAACACTTTGTGCTACAAAACTTAAATCTCTTTCTGATGTGTATACACCGGGAGAAACGAAGACTTTGTTAGATGTTGCCATTGTTTTTTATTAGTTTCGGAATTTATTTTATGTATAAATATTTCAAAAAATTTAAAAGAACATTTACTCTGGTAGTATATTTATTAAGTAGTGAGAAAAAAATCTACCTTTTTTCTGCCTTATTTTTTATGAAAGAAATCAAGAACTTAAAAATATCAAAACAAACCCACACAATACTTAAAAACCATTGTGATAAAAACGGGTTAAAGATGTACGCCTTTTTAGAACAGTTGATAATAAAAAACTGTTCACCTAAGAAAGATATATACGGAGAAGATTAAAGTAGAGTTGCGGTGGTAAACAAAGTTGCCGTCTGACCTGCAGTGTCTTTGGTAATTTCAATCCTTAATACATCGTGGGTATTAATTTGGATTTCAGTAACATCATCACCATAATAATCATTATTGATGTATACTGACCAAGTATCGACATTATCTTTACCCGACACAAAAACATTAGCAGTGTAGTTAAATGTTTGAGTTACTTCAGTATCACCCGTACCAAATTGGAAGTCCACATTTGTTGAGTTACTAACCGGTGACATCTTAGCCTTTCTCGCCCTTGTTTTTGTATCGACTTCAATAAGTTGTAGTAATCTTGATACTGCCGGTTTGACCTCAAACTCTTCTTCATCAATTAAAAATCCCATCATTAAAAACTCATATGTTTGTACATAATATTTTCTCTTATCAACATCCATTGATGAATCATCTGAAATGTTTTGTAAAACAATAGGAATGTAACTACCTTTGATAAAGGTATATGCTTGTCTTGAACTAAACTTTTGTAATATAATTCGGTTAAATTGATTTAACTCTCTCATCCTATTACAAACAATTTTAACCTGATAAGTTATATCAACAGGGACTGGCTGAGGTATTTTATAAACATCCATACCCTTTCTGTTACCATCCCAAGTTGGAACTTTAGCCCAATAAAACTGTCTTCTGTTAGGGATAGTATAAATTAATGAAGGATTACTTCCGTATTTAACCTCTGGTTGTCTTACTGTTGTAATAAAAGGAGGGACAGGATTACTATTTAAATCCTGAAAGTTCCATGTCTGCGCAAACTGTGCCCAATTTTGAGTAGTAATAATAACATCAACAGATGGTACAATAGCCCCCTCGACCACACATTTTAAATCATTCTTTACAAAATCCAACATACCCCTATCCAAATCGGCATGTAAAATAGATTTAGGAAGATAAGTTCCGTCCTTTGTAATATAAGATAACAACTCTTCCCTACGAGCAAGTCCTGTAGGTACCGTATTGATATTAATATTTGTTTTTATTTTTTTAGGAGGTAATGCCATTATAATCCATTGAACTCATTAATACTAACGGGTGTTGCTGTGTAAGAGTAGTAAAAACTCTTATAACCTCCGTAGGTATGTTTATTATCGTAGTCAGGTGTACCCGCATCAATTACATTGTAGTATCTAACTTCGTCTTCTTTAACCCAATAACCAATATAATCACCAACTTTAATATCAATTGCAAGTTCTTCCAATTCCTTGTTATAAACTGAAAATGTCATATTACCAGGTTCGTTTTGCATAATTCTAGTACCATTTATATATTGGTTGGTAGCCTCTTCAATACGAACTAAAGCCCTAAACTCAACAGGAGGTGCAAATTGAATTCCTCCGTTAATAACTTCACCGTATACATCATCCTTATTGGTTCTTTGTATATCAACACTATACAACACCAAAGTGAAGTTCAAATCACCATTAAGGTATTCTCTACCCATTTCAATTTCAAGGGCAAAATCATCTTGTCCGAAGAACTTTTCTAATCGTGTAATTGGAACTCTGCGTGTCATCCTTGATAAATATTACAAATTTGATTATCTTTTTAATTATTTAGTTCAATGCAAGAACAAAGTGTTAAATCCAACATACCTGAAATCAGGGCACTCCGTATTTTAGAAACATACGAGGGGTTTAATAATTATATACTTGGTATTAAAAAAAAGGTAGAGACCCAAAAACACTTCAAGATTACAAGACCACAATCTGACTATGTTTTAGATTTCCATAAAATAGTTCCAAAAGTAGCACGTAAGTGGGTTCCGTTGGATAAATATTTTTCCAAAAGAATGATGGAGGACAAACTCCTTACACGTCAACCTGAACAAATTTACGTTGAAAAGATTTTAGCGGAAAAAGATAAAGCATTTCACATTTATGGTAAGTTGTTTGAGTCTGAGGACCTTCATGATTTTTGGTTACCGAGGGCTGCGATTGTACCAAACAAAGAAAGAGTTGTCGAAATTGATTATTCAAAATACACCCAACGACCACCATTAGAACACCAAAAAGAAGCCATAAGAAAATTAGTTTCTAATGATAAGTTTATTCTTGCTGACGATATGGGTTTGGGTAAAACAACATCCACGGTAATCGCATCTTTGGAAATCAAATCAAAAAAAGTTTTAATTATTTGTCCGGCATCTTTAAAGATTAACTGGCAAAGAGAAATTGCAAACTATACCGATAGAAAAGTATCAATTGTTGAAGGTAAGAATTGGGAGTCAGGTGATTATGTAATAGTAAACTACGACAT